TAGCCATATTTATCTCTTCTTTTGAAGCCGGTATATCTATATCATCTACCATGGTTAAACCTGGTCGAGCAGTTTGATCAAATTCTAATTGTGCCTTTCTAGCTTCTTTTACCTCTTCTGGAGTTTCTTCCAAAACACGTTTTAAATAATCTTGTCCAAAAGTTTTAGGCTCATACAAAACTCCTGTTTCAAACTTTGTATCCTTACCTCTTAACTTATCAAGACCAAATTTTGCACCACTAACTGCAAGATCAGGTAAATTAACTAATCCTTCAGCAAATCTTCCTACTGCATAGTCAACAGCTTGTTTACCAGACGCCCCTTTCCTAAATGCTTCAGAAATATCTGTTGCAGCAAACATAGGATCTAAAACAATTGCAGCTTTACCACCTCCTCTTAAAACTTGCCCACTAACTTTTAATACATTATCTGTAGCTTGTTTTATTGCAGGCGGTAATTCTAAACCTGCTTGCGAAAAATCTAAAAAACCTGCAAAACTATTGAGAGATATACCTTGAGATGCTGCGTATCTTTTAACTGCAGGTATGTCTTTAGCAACACTAAGAATTCTATTTCTTTCAGCTCCATAACTATCTACATCACCAGATAAAAAATCTTTTGCTAAACTTATTTGTCTTTGTTTAAGTTTTTCTACATTTCCACTTCCTGTGTATTCATCTAAAAATTTTAAAATTTTATTAGCGTCTGATTGTTTTATGTTTCCAGCTTTAACACTAGTATTTAATCCTAATTGCATTTGGTTTACATCTCTTGAATTAAAACTTAGATCTGTAAAAGGTTTGTTAGCAACTCCACTTTTTCCATGTAACACATCGAACGTATTTCTTTTAGATTTCCAACCGTAAATTTTTTGTGAGTTTAATTTTAATAATTCAAGTAAAGGTATCTTTGTTCCTTTTTTAAAAGGATTATCTACTTCTGTAGCTCTTAGTCTATTTACAGCTATTTGTTTTTTGTAAACTTCTGGAAAAAATTTTTTTACTGTCTCAATATCATTTAACTTATTTATATTAAAAGTTTTTCCATTAAACTTAAAAGAAACTTTGTTGTATGGTAATTTAGTTCCACGTTGCCATTTAATTTGTTTTCCTTTAGCATCAAAAAATTTAACAACTCCTTTACCTTGATTTGCATTCCAATTTCTTTTTGCAAAATCCATTATTTTATGTTTAGGAGAAGAGGAATAATATTTTTCTTTTCCCATGCCCGTGAACACAGGTTGACCTTTTTCTAAATCTACGGCACGTGTTAATGCATCCGATAGAGAAAGATCAAATAATTCTTTTACTTGATTAAATCTATATCTTAATAAATTACCACCTTGGTCTTTAATTCCTTGAAACGTAGGTGAATTATCTAAAGTTTGTTGAAAAATTTTTGCATCTGATACTCCTGTTTCTTTTTTTAAATATTTCATTAAAGAAGTGTTTAAAGGTTTATCAGACGCTAAAGCTTTATTTAATGTTTCATCTATTTTTTTAGTTCTAGAAAATAAACTATCTTTACCACCTCCAACTTTTAGTTGAGGATAAAATCTTGGATCTAAGGCTGTGTTAGCTGGTAGTTTAAGTTTTTTTATAACCATTTCTCTAACTTCTGGAAATGCATAAAATTTATTTTCAGAGTTTAATTTAGGAATTAATTCATTTAAATATTTATTTATTTTATCTACCTGTGCTTGTTTTGTTGGATCAGTTCCCACTGTAGCAACACCTTTTATTCCATATTTACTTCTTCTAACTTGAACTGAATCTGGACCAAAAGGTTCATCTAATTGTGTTTTAAAACCTTTTTTATTTAAAATTTCAGCAAATGCTCTATCTGTTTTATTTGGTGTTTTTGATTTTAAAAATTTTTCGTATAATTCTATAAATTTTTCTTTTGTAAGTGGTTTACTACTTTTACCAGGACGAAAACCACCACGTTGAAACATCTGTCTAGGTTCTGGCCGCAACAGATATGCCATTGTTTGATTAAATTCTGATACCTTCATTATAAATTTATTATACCGGCAAGTCCGCCTGTTGCTATGTCATCTCTACCTTGATAACCTTTTCTTCTTAATGCTTCAAATAACTTTGTAAAGTCTCCTGAGTTTAAACCCTCTAGATAAAGATCCATAAGCTCCTCGTCACCTGTCGACTCTATAAAATCTTTGTAGCTGCCAAAACTACTAGCCATCATACTTTTGTCAGGCAACACGGGTCCTGTAGGTTTTGGACCAAAAGGATTTATAGGTTTAGTTGGATCTTCTGGTAATTCATCATCACTACCCATAGCAAATTTTGTTCTTGTCAATCCACCCTCTGCATTTGGTTCTCTGTCCTCTGGATCAAAATCCTCTAGTATATTTTTTTGATCTACATCTTTTTGTATCTCTTCTAATTTTTCTAAAAACTCTTGATCGGACATACCCTTGTCTGGATTTTTTTGCACCTCTAAATCAAAGAAACCCTCTAACTCTATCAGGTCATCTAATGGTTTTAGATCACGTCCCGTAGATTCTGCCTCAGATATCTCTTCTCCAAGGTTTTGAATATCTGTTCCAGCTCCTATGCCAAAATTATTTAAAAAAATATCTAATGGGTCTTCTCTTCTATCAATCTTAATTCCTTTTTTATCTAATATTCTTCTAGCAATTGTTCTTGTAATGCCAACTACAGGATCCAAGGGTCCACCTGGTCTTTTAGGGTTTTTTAAATTTTCTATTCCTAATCTTGTAAGATCCGTGTCGCTTGGTTTTTTAGGAAGTCCAGTGTCTCCTTCACCTTTAACAATTTTTTCTAGATCACCCATAGGGTCATCTTTTGTTAAATTAAATTCATCAAGTGTCTCGATACCTTCTGTCTTTTTAAAAGGTATGACTCTGCCCTTCTCACCAGGTTTACCAAGGATTTGTTTTTTAGCTTGTTCAAAAACTCTCTCTATCTGTTTTCTAAGTAGTGGTGTTATCTCACCAAACTCTTGTTTTGCAAATTTTATTGCATCAGGTATTTTTCTAATCATACCTGATCTAACAAGGTTGGTTAACGCTAATAAAAATTTTGCCAGTGGTCCCATAATTTTTTACCAATAATATTTATATTTTCTTCTAGGCAGTTTTTCATCCTCATAATCTTCAGGATGGTTTATTAAACCACCTTGTCTAAATCTCATGATAGCCTGTGTTGTTGAGTCTACAAGGTCATCATGGTCTCCATATGGAAACGCAGCACACTCTTCTACAACCTCTTGAGCGAACTGTTTATCTAAAGGTGCCCATATATTACCAGATTCAAACAGAGGTGCAACAGAATTAACACGTGTATGTTTATCGTTTCCACGGCTAGGTGTGTAGTTTACAACAGGTATACCCATCTGTCTTAACTCGTAAGTTAGTGGGAGCCCTGATGCTTTAGACTCGATTAGTACAGTTTCTGGTTGCCAGTAATCGTATTGCTCTTTTGCAACTCGACGTAGTTCTGGAAACTCGTATCGATCTTTTAATGCATCGAGTAAAATTAATTGTGGAGCAGAGTCTTCGTTTAACCTAAACACACCCCAAGTAGTAATAGCAGAGTAGTCCGCTGTTTCTTTTTTCATAAAAGCTGTATCGTAAGATTGTATCACATGATCTAATGTTGGTATGGTATCTTTATCCCAGTTGTTCCACCATTCTCGTTTTAAGATTGCACCTTCCTCAGAAGTTGGATTTTGCATCCATTGTGCATTCCATTTGCCAAGTGATAAGGATGCTTTGACTCCTTCGAGTTCTTCTAGCTTCCAGTACTCCGGCCATACGGGTTTACCACTCGGCATTATTGCCGGAAACTCTACCAAGTCCCATTGATCTGATTTGGGCTCTGTTTGGTTCTTTATAAGAATTCCTGTTAGGTCCTTTACATTCCAACGAGTCATAACGCAAACGATTTTACCGCCTGGTTGTAAACGTTGTCTTGGACCTGAAGTATACCATTCGTATGCTTTTTCCAAAGCACCCATGTTCATAGAATCCTGTTCCGAGTGTGGGTCATCGATGATTAACAGATCTGCAC